TCTTTTAAAGAAGTTTGGACTTGTTTTTGGAATACGTCTTTGTTTAGTTTCCTCTTTCTCTACAATAGTAGATCCAGGAGTTCTGCTAGACTCTTCAGTCTTTAACATACGTACAGTTTTTTCAGTTTGGAGATTCTTCCCCTTTGCCATGATTTTAGCTTTAAAGCCATCTGGATCTGCAAGATGCCAAACTACTTCAGCTATGATATCATGTCTAGGCTCTACGTGTTGATACTTCTCAAGAAGATGACCAAGTAAATTGGTTTGCTTTCCTGATATAGAAGGGTATCGAGACTGTATAAGACCAGAATAAATAAGTTCTTGTGTTTTTCTATCAAGTTTTACACCATTAAGCTCACCCGGCTCAAGAGTTTTATAGATAGAATTTGTATATGCAGCAGCAGCTTTAGCTTGACTATTTCTACGCTCTTCTTGAGCAGCAAGCTTTTGATTAATAATAGATTCCTGCATTCTGTCAAGTTTTGGTTTAAACTGACCTGCTTTTTTCTCTAATTCTTCACGGTCTTTAAGACCAGCAATTTCTTCTTCAATTTCTTCTTCATTACCAAATCCGGTAGTAGTTAAAAATTGACGTACAATCTGCTCATGATTTTTAGGATCAATAGGATCCATTTCTAGAACAGTTTGAGCTTGACCAAGAGCTTGGAATAAACCCTTCATATCAGTTCCACCATCTGCGGCATATTTAGCTGCAGCTTTAAGTTCATCTGGAAGAGACTCGAAAAAGTCAACTGGAACTTGTTTTCGAAGTTTGTTCTCTTTATCATTCCAATTTGCTTCTATGAGTTCTTCAACATCTTTGCTTGTGTATTTCTCAATAGGCTTATCATCATCAAAAGGAATAAGTTTTCCTTTTTTAATAAGACCTTTAAGAGTTGATACCATATCAGTAGTTGCTGGGGTATCATCATTCTCTTCTCCATCAGTCTGCTTAAGGATCTCATCGATATCCTCATTATCTTGATCGTCTGTAGTTTCAGCTTTAGGTTTGGTTACTTTATTAACATCTGTAGCACCACCTTCATCATCATCACCTTCAGTAAAAGGTTTTTTAGCAGTAGCAGGAGCTTCTACATCATTTTCATCTAAATACTTAAGATCCACATTTTTACGAGTGAATACATTAGCTTTATCTCCATCCTCAGGAGTCATAATGCTTTCTGCAGTTGGACCAGGAGTACCCAAGAAGTCATCTAACTCCTCTGCACTCATCTCTTTTTTAGTTACCTGGGTTGTTTCTTGTGCCATATTCTTTGTTGGTTTGGTTGTTGGTTATTATTAATATACGCAAATTTACGGTAATAAACTTTATAAAGTTACATATTAGAAAAAAATGGCCTAGATTATGGCTACTGCTATCTGATTAATTTATAAGAGTTATTTCTTTTTCTTATTCTCTTTATCTTTTTTCTTTTTTTCCTTTAATTTTCCAGCAGCTTGGAGCTCAGCTTTTGTCTGATTTTCTCTAGCAACTTGAAGTGAAATATTAGCTTTATCTCTATTTGCTGCTATTTTTTCTCTTTCCACTTGAAGCTTGTCTCTATGAGCATTTACCTTATTGGTTTCCTGAGTATTTTTCATATTCATACTCCTGTTATACTCATCAGACTTTTGAATTTGACCTAGTGCATCTAGATAATCTGATTGTTGATTTTGATCAATATCCTTCATAGCTCCATATCCAGAAGCTTTAATTTGGGCTTCAACAATATTAGCTTCACGATCCTTTTGACTTTCAGCAGCTTCAAACTCCATTTTAAGTCTATTTTCTTCAGCAATAGCAGCTTGTTGCTGTTGAGCCATTTTCTGCTCATGTTGCTGTTGTTCTTGACGCTGTTTATCAACTTTCACTTCAGAATCTTTCATAATCTGATGAATTTCTGATACATTATCAGATTCAATGATTGATCCAAGATCATAGATAGAGGCACCAGAAGTGTTATTCTCTAAAGCCAAACGCTTAAGATCCTCAATGGTCTTTCTAACATTGGCCTTAGAAGTACAGTATACTCCTATTTCTCTAGATAAAAAGTCAGTTCCATTGATTTCAAAATTCTTTCTTTCCTCCTTATTGGTGATATACTGGAGTCGATTAGATGGATTCTTAGACTGATAGTATTGGGCCAGATCAGTTCTCATCTGTTGTACCCGGGGCATGAGATAGTCTGAGTGCTGAATAAAGTAAGTCTCGGTCTGAGAGTAACTATTAGATACAGCTACTCTTACGCCTGTCGCAGTGGCTTGCTCTACTTCACCTCCTAAACGCTGTGGAGTAATTCCTATTGTTTCAAAAGCTTGAGATTTGAAATACTGAGCTAATTGAATTCTGCTTAGAAGTCGATTAGTTTGTTCCATATCAAGTTTCTGGAAAGCTGTATTAGCAATTGGATTCTCAGTGTTGGTGATACTTGTATCAAGTGGAAGCATCTGGAAATTCTTCATTGCAACATAGGCCTTACCTAGGTTGTTCTTTCCCCAATCTTCACCCATGGAGTGGCGAGGAAGAGAATTTTGGTCAAACATGATTACAGTACCAAGTTCATCTACTAGGATATCTGCAATTTGGTTATTTACAATATTGTATCCAATTTGGAAAGGTTTCATAAGATCTACTAAAGAAGTAGATTTAGTATTTCGATCAGAGAATACAGCTCCTTCTACAGGGAGTTTGCATCCATAAAGATTATCATCACCTTTAAATTGGAATTTCATAGGCCCAATCTTATTTTGATTGATTCCTAGATAGATTGGTTGAGGACCTCCGGCATTGTTAGTGCCCCAGTATCCAGGACGATATGGTCCAATCTTAAGTCCACCATAGGTGTAATTGATATAGATCCAATCAATGTGTTCTCCGAAAAATAGATTTTCTTTAGATTTATTCTTATACAGGGTGGTATCATAAATAGCCTTATCTGTAATTTTGTAGTCCTCGGTTACAATATCTTGAGTGATATTTCCTACATCATCAATTTTTGTAAGATGACCTAATTTACGTTGAGATTTCCAGTAACCAGTAGTCACCCTAAGCATATCGGTTCTGCCTAATTCATAAAAATCATCAGATTCTGATAAGATGGCATTTACAATATCTCCATTATCAGCAGTAGCATTATGCATTGAAGTAAACTGTCGGTATTGTAAAGATGGAGGATCAGTATTCCATTTATGAGATTTAGTAGCATCATAATAAGATCCATCATTTTGATAGCCTTGTAAAGGATAACCAGAAGATCTAATTGGATAAAGGATCTCGAGAGAAGCCATTTGATCTTCAGTCATAAGCCAACCGTAATTATCTATTACATCAGCTACAGTCATCATATCAAATTTTCCTACATAAAAACCATCTGCTACATAGCGAGTTTCTGGAGATTTGTGATAGAAAACAAGTGCAGGATTCCAAAGCTCAACTTGATAATCATCTTCCATCATCTTTAAATGCCAAAATTCACGATCTGCTACTAGAGAATCACGGAAACCTCTTTCTTCAAGTTCTTCCATAGCAAAGCGCTCAGTATCTGCTTTAAGCTGATGTTCTGCCCATTGTTCTATTATAGATCTATAACTCTTTGTAAAGAATTTCTCTATTTCAGGAAGAGTCTTGATTTGTTCAGGACTCAGTTGCTGTTGAAATTCTTCAGATTCAGGATCCATTCCAGCTTCTATAAGCTGAATAGTCATCTTTTGCTGGGCATCTGCTACTAAAGCTTTTTCAATTTCTCCTCTTTTTGCTTCAAGCATCTCATTGTATGAGCGCTCATCTGTGGCCCTGAAGGTGACCGAGGTATTTCTTTTAGCAAACTCCGATGTCAGAGTATTAACTACATTGGGAATAATTGGATAAAACTTAAGTTCAAGAGCACTTTCATCTTCCCGAGTAAGAACATCTACTAAATCTTTATACTCAGTATCCTCTTCTACAATGTAGTCGGTTTTTTCAATAATTCCTTTAGCAAGTTTATAATTCTTTAATATTTTGCGAGATTGTCTACGAAGCTGTTTAATTCCTTGCCATTCTAACCAGTCCATGTTCCAGGCAGTCCATTCATCATCTTTATCTTTTTGAGGAATAAATTGAAGAGGTTGGTTAAGAGTACCCATACGGTTCTCTTTAGCCTTAGCCCCATTCTTAAGTTGCATGGCATTTAATATCTCCATTATCTCAAATTTTTAAAAGCATTTCTATTTGGCCTCATTGGTGATGATTTTCCTGATTTGCCCATATGGACAAAGGGACTCTGTCTTAATTTACTAAAATCTTGGGACTTCTGCAACTTTTTGTCTGGTTCTTCTATTCTTTTTTTCAATCCACGGTTAGCTTGTTGGATTCTAGAAAAGGCTACAAGAGCAGAAAATGCTACTAATCTATCCACATTGAGGCCTTCCTCATAAGCTTGCATTTCTTTTAGAAGCATCATATCCGGAATTCTCTCAACTCCATAATGAATCTTTAGAACCTTTCCATCTTCTAGAACAACTTTATCAAGTTCTTCAGTTAAGTACTCAATACAATAACTTAGAAGATGATCTTTAAAAAGTCTACCTGTATTTTTCCATCCATATTCTTGGAACACATTAGCATTAGCTTTTAAGTCTTTTAGAAACACGATCATGCTTTTTGGGACCAAGTGCTTTTGTTTATGCTCACCTATCATGTACTGAATAAAAAGAGAAATGTTATTCTCAACTATAGTCCAGGCATTGTACCATTCTATGATTAATTCAAGTCTTTCATGAGTTTTATTAAGATCATCAAATCTACCAGTCCAACAGGCTACAATTTTCTCTCCTTCTATAAAATTCTCAGTTGGTTTATTGGTTTTAACCCGAGTTACTTCTACGGCATTCTTCATTACATAGATTGAACAAAGAGAATCTGAAGTAGTAGTTTTACCTTCAGAGACCGGGTCAATTGAGGCATAATACATTCCAAATTCAGGGTCTTTTACTGGTTCTTCCCATACAAGAATGCAACCTGATTTATCAGTTTCATTTTTTCTAATGGGAAATTCTGTAATAGGAAGTTTATCAGTTAACTTGCTTTTAATCTGCCCTTCAGGGTTTCTATAAAGCTCAATTTGTTTATATCCATATTCTTTATCTGTAATTCTTTGCATTTGTGCAGTTACAAGATGCTGTGGGAATTTGGATAGTTTTCTATGAGCAAAGGCTTCAGCTAGATTCCTAGGATGTTGAGATACTTCTAATTGATAAGCTTCAGGAGTAAGAGATTTCTTTTTTTCTGTAAAAAATACATCAAGTGCTTTGAGAGCTTCTTCTACAAGAGAATTTCCATATTTATCTATATGAGGAGGCATTGACCATTGCTCAGGAATAAAAAGTCCTGTTTTACCAATAGTCCCTTTAGCATCTAATAAATTTGAATCAACCGCATAAAAGTCATTAGCTTCTGGATAATAAACGTATTCTTTTAAAGGATTACATTGATCCAGGTCTCCTACTGATCCACCAATTATAAATAAACCAGTAGTAATCATTCCCATTTTAAGAGCCGGTTTCATAAATCCATAGGTCTGATCAGCTGTAGGAGCTATACCACCCTCTTCATAATAAAAATATCTACAAGCTCCTCCAACACCTACTGTAGGTCCCTTCTCAAAGGTCACTCCTTGAATAGTGCCTTTGAGTCCTGTTTCAATTTTACGACCAGCTACAACATTCTCAATTTTCTGTTGCCACATAAGAACTTTACTTGGATTAAGAGGTCTATACCAAGCAGTCTTTTCATTAAGGAATTTAGCATATTCATTTAAGAATTTCCAAGACCCTTTATCATTGATATAATCTTTAAGAGAAGCTCCCATCTTAAGAGTAACACCTTCTTCAAACCAAAGTTGGTTAATCAGTTTTCCCATATGGAAATAGCTCCAGGCAATTTGCCGTTTCTTTACTCCTGCAGCATGCTTATAATGTAATTCTGCCAAACACTCATAAAGAGCAATATGGTATTGAGTATCCCAAATCTCAGCAAAATCAAATTTGCCTTTTAGTTTATCAAAAATTGGAAGGAAGTTGAGCCACATATAGTAATCTCGAGGGAGATACCAAACCTTTTTTCCACTCTTAAAAAAAGCTCCTACTCTACACTTATTCTTTTGATCATCCCAATAAGTAACAAAATCTCTACTGTTTTCAGGAGCATCACAATAAAAATCATAGGTTCTAAAATGTTCTGCTTGATAGTTAAAATAAAGAGATACTTCATCAAACTCATACTTACCAGGTTCCTTAAATAGAGGAACTAAATAATCCCTAAAATCTTCTCTTGTTTTAAAAGTTATGGTGCTCCATACACCTTTTTCATAGATAGGAATAACTATTTCAGGTTTTATTATATTCATAAATCAGTATCAAGATCAATATGAACATCATGAGGAGCAGTTTTCTTTCCTCCAAAATATGGATATAAAAAATATCCCCAATAACGTCTGTTTATTTTTGCAAATACTCGAAAAGTATCAGTTATAACTTCTTTTTTTACTACAGCTTCGATAAGATCAGTATCAGCATCCAAATTAATTAATGCAGATTTTCCACATTCAATCATACTCATAGCAGTACTTATTCTCTCTCCTTTGGCATAGATATAAAAATGGAGTTCTATCCAGTTTTTTCTATCAGCATTAGGCTTCCAACCTATTCTTATACTATCCTTATGGTGAAACCCATAGCTCCATCCAAATAATTTATTGATAGCATGATCATCAGGATCTTTTACAGAAAACCAACAATCTATATGAAAGCGTACTTTAAAAGAACATTTATCATGTTTACCAATTATGATTTTTGGAGCATGAAAAGAGTAATGATTCCCTTTTTTTATTTTATAAGTTTTCATCCCCATTTTAAAGGTGCTAATGCTATAAAGGTTAATGATCCAATTATTATCCAAAGAACCGCTTCACTAACAGCTACATTAGCTCCTCCATAATAAACCAATAAAGGAAGAGCAATAGCTGCAGTTAATGCTGC